TGCAAGATGATGGATATAAACTGTATAAGCGATTGCAAGAACTAAAGTCTAGGTATCCAGATCCTGGTTCTGCTAAGGGTTTATTTTTAGAAGCAAAGGAACTCGTAAATGATTATTCCATTTCCCCTTTATATCGCGCTTGTAGTTTCTACGTTATTAACAAGTGCTCTTTTTCTGGTCTCACTGAGTCCTCATCCTTCTCCAAGCAGGCTTCAGACAATAACTTCTCAATGCGAGGCATTGAAAAACTACAAGGATACACTCAAATAATCAAAGACTGGAAGATCACAAATCTTAGTTACGAACAACTTCTTACCGATGATAAGAAGTGTTTTACTTATCTTGATCCTCCATATGATATCAAAGATAACCTTTACGGTAAGAAAGGGAGTATGCACAATCGGTTTAATCACGATGACTTTGCCGCTGATTGTGATCGGTTTATCGGACATCAACTAATATCTTATAACTCTTCTCAACTCGTCAAAGATCGTTTTAAAGATTATCAAACAGGGGAGTTTGATCTGACCTACACCATGCGTTCGGTTGGTGAATATATGCGTGAGCAAAAAGAACGAAAGGAACTTTTACTTTTTAACTATGGAACTGAAGGACTGGCTGAACTCAATTAACCTTACCAAAGAGGACCTTAGTGAAGAGACTAGCTCTTATCCTCCATATATCGTTAATCGTTGTTTGTCTGGGCACCTTGATTGCATCATGTTCGCCAATGAGATGAACAAGTATCCTAACTTAGATAAAGATATGCAATATTCTTTTTATCTAAATACTTTGAGGAAAAGAAAGAGATTCTCTCCCTGGCTCCGTAAGGATAAAGTCACGGACCTAGAATGTATCAAAAAGTATTATGGATACAGTAATGAAAAGGCATCTCAAGCTTTGAAAATCCTGACACAAGAACAGATCAACTTTATTAAACAACGACTTGACATTGGAGGAACGAAATGAGTACTACGGTAGAACCTACGGTACAGTGGTCTCAAGATCAAATGGTGGAGGTGCTCCTCAATGAACCAGATGACTTTTTAAAGGTACGCGAAACTTTGACTCGTATTGGAGTCGCATCGCGTAAGGAGAAGAAACTCTATCAATCGTGTCACATCCTGCATAAGCAGGGCAGATACTTCATCGTCCATTTTAAGGAACTGTTTGCCCTGGATGGTAAGCACGCAAACCTCACTGTGAACGACGTGCAGCGCCGTAACCGCATTGTGCGACTCCTAGCAGACTGGGGACTCATCAGCGTCGTTAAAGAGGATGCAGTGCTTGATATCGCCCCTCTGAATCAGATTAAGGTGCTTGCATATAAGGATAAGTCTGATTGGGTACTAGAGCAAAAGTACAACATAGGGAAGAAAGGAAAACAACAAGAAGAGAACTAAACTTTTCGCCCCGAAGGACTTGACACCTTCGGGGTTTTTTTGTATGATATGGAAGTCCAATACAAAGGTAAGAAAACGTGATTACCGCAAAATACAAAACAAAGTTCCGAGTATCAGAGCACTACTATAAACCAGAACGTCATAACGAAAGAAACTGGTCCATGCTTGAACAAGAAAATGAAATGATTCTTTTTTACGGAGAAGATGAATTATCTTATTGTAGAGAGTGTTATGTTGGTGGTGTCGGAACTCGTAAAGTGGACAAGTTGATTGAGACCAACTGGGGTTTTGATCCTCGATATGAGGTTGTCGGATATTCACAAGATCGCAATGGAAAAGTCCTGCGTGTTTTTGTGAATAAGTACAACAATCCTAAAGGTGATTTGGTAAGTGAAAGCATCTTATGGCCACCTGTTCTTGGTCAGAGATCTGAATATTATTATCCTCTTGAGGAGGGTAAAGACTTCTACTACGACTTTGGATGAAATGGTTGAGTTTAGTTTAGTGCCTTTCGCATACGCATTTGCCACTAGGGATAAAAGTTTATCTGCAGGTCAAAAACAAAAAATCTTCAAAACCATCATGGGAGATTTTTCAAAAAACGGCACAGGAACTGTGTATGTAAGATTTGCTCAAATACAAGCAAACGATCCAGAGGCACCACGACGCAAAAAAGCATTTGCTTTTGATAGAAAGAAAGTTGTGAGTTTATCCAAACAATCTTTCAAAATACGAGATTTTATCAGATTATTAAATCCAAAAATTTGATATAAATAAATCTGCGATCTTTCGTGCGGTCGCTTCAAAAGTCGGAACACCCAGAGACCTCCTTGACAGGGAGGTCTTTTTTGTTATAATAGGTTTCCATAAGACAAAATGATGGCGGAAGTTCAAGCACACGGCAACAAATACGAAAATCACAAGATCAAGCAACTGACAGGACTTTCCAAGAAAGAATATGATAAGTTGAAGAAAAATGGTTACACATCAGTATTTGATCTTGTAAAGGGTCTACATGTTGATTTTGATGGTGGTATTAAGACTACATCAAGTAATACTGTTTGTTGTTCTGATATTCAAAGAATGTATGGACACGGAGATTATACACTAATTGTTGGTGCATATGATCAAGTCGATAATAAGAAAGTATTTCATACTGAATATGAGTTCTATATCAAGAAAGAAGATTTCAGTAAGTTATGGGGTAATACTAGCGTAGAAAAGTTGAATGAATATGTTAATAAAGTAAAAGCAGTCGAACATGGTATAGAAGCACAGACAGAGTATCAAAAGGTAGCAGAGGTTTGGAAGCAAGGTGTATCTGACGACAATGCATTGTTTGTCATCAATCCAAAGGTTGATAGTAAGAAACAACGTCGTGTTCAGTGTTCACTTCATATTGACAAATTGATTGCTGCTGGTATAAACTATAAAAAGCGTAGTATTGACTATACTGTAGTTTCTGGTCGTAGGAAGTTTAAGAAGAAATGATCTCAACATCACTGGTTCACAATGTTGCAAAACGGAGATTTTGTCCTCCCAAAAACACTCCTGAGAAAGATATTGTGATGACGCCAGAATATCTGGCGAAAGAGATTATTGATCATTTCAAACCTACTGGAAGGATTCTTGATCCTTGTCGTGGCACAGGTGCCTTTTATGATAATTTTAAAACTGATAACAAAGATTGGTGTGAACTTGCAGAGGATAAAGACTTTCTAACATATAATCAAAAGGTGGATTGGATTATTACTAATCCACCTTGGAGTAAAATGCAAAAATTCCTTGCACATGGTATGCAGATTGCTGATGATATCGTTTATCTTACCACTATCAATCACTATACAACAAAACGTAGGATTCGTGACATGCGTAAGGCGGGATTTGCATTGAAAGAAATATACAATGTGCCCACACCTACAAAACCTTGGCCTCAATTAGGATTTCAACTCGCTGCTGTTCATACTCAACGTGGATGGAAAGGTGATATTAAGTTTTGTTACTCTAAACAGTTGCAATAACAAAAAGTGTGTTATACTTTGTATAAATAGCACCGAGGTCTACTAAGTTAGATCTTATAACCATATAATTTTGGAGATTCCAAGATGGCAAAAAGATTAAAGTGGGGAACTTTCTCCACGGATGATTTGTCTCTAGATAGAGACGATGATATTTTTATTGATTTTCCTTTCCTTGAGTATGTTGGAATGGAAATGAATAATGTAAACGAATTTAGTGTTGGTGATAACACAGTTCGTGGAACTAAAGATACAGTATCTCAAAAGATTGTGGGACTGTCTGGATCACTTCCTGGTGGATGGGATCGGACATCTTGGCCTATTCCTTTTCTTCCTGATAAAAAATCAACTGATATTAAAAATAAAATAGCATTTGATCGTCGTCACACTCTTAAAGTTTGTCGAACAATACCTTTAATCAAGGAAGTTCCCTCAGCAGAATATAAAAGAGCATTTCCAAATTTTGGTGGAGTTATCAACTCTTTTAGTGACCATTCAATTCTCACTATGGGTGCGATGTATGGGAATGTATTTGGTCCTACCAAAGATGATACAAAAGATTATATGTTTGAGATTGCTTGTGCAAGTATTCTCAAAGATGAAAATGATCTACATGAGGAAGATCTTCTAACCAGAGATTTTGTAAAAAGACTTCTTACTTACATGGGTTGTTATGATCGATATAACAACAATACCACCGTTATAGAAAGAATCACAACAAGAATATTAGATTCATTGAGAGATCCTGAAAAAGTTTCTGGAAGAGTGTCTCAAAACATCAATCAAGAGGACCTTGATAACTTCTATGAACAATCTGATGAGTGGCAACCACATAACACGGAGAACGACAAATATAAGTTTGTAATGGTTCCCCTCCAAGATAATGCCAGTTTTTGCTTCACTTATGCCGAAAGGATTCTTACAACCGTGTGTAAGAATGAGGCGGAAGACTTAAAAGTTACAGTTGAAGGAACTTTGCCACCAAAAATTACAAGAGTATTGCTTTGGAATGGAACCAATCCCTCTCCTCAAAAAATTGTTGCTTCTCGCCAAAAGTTTAAAAAGCAACTTAACATTTCCTGGCGAACAAGAAGAGATAATGTTCTTAAACCTATTGAGAATATTTTGAATCCCGTCATTATTGATGATTATCGGAAAAAACTTTCTGATTTGAATATGGAAATTTGGTGTATGAATCAACTTGATGATGAGGATGAACCATTTGAAATGTGTTATGAGGATGAGGTGTAAAACCGAATAAAAAATACGGGGTTTACTACCCCGTTTTTTTATGTTTTGTGCTATAAATATATTGGATGCCTACGGGGTCCACAAATCACAAACTCGCTTTTAAAGGAGCTACAATCATGAACACGCTCGCACGTTATACTGCGTCGGATATTCCTGCGCTGTTGGATAAAATCTCTAAGAACAGTATCGGTATGAATGAATATCTAAATAGGGTATTCGATCTACACGAAACTTCAACAAACTACCCACCTTACAA